CGTTTGCAAAGTTATATGCAACATAATCAACTACTGCTTGTGTGTTTGGTATTACATCTGCTTTCGCAGCATCATAGCCAGTTAATGTTGCACCAGAATATGTAAATACTTTTTGTTCGTAGTCTACTGTAGGGGATACACCAATAGTGCTAGTTCCAGCGTCTAACAATAAATTTTGGCTTCTTGAATCAATTTTATTTGTAGCTAATGATGCTAAATTTGCTCCATTACCTGTAAAGGCTATAAATCCTGTAACGTCTTCGTCGTATCCAAAGTATGCATCAGGTAACGATCCTCGATTAATTTCTATTCCTGCAAAACTATCAGAACCTTGTATTCCTGCTGCTGCATCATCTCCGTTATTAAGTGTAATGACTCTGTCTTCAATTACCATTTGTGTAGTGTTAACAGTTGTTGTATCGCCTCGGATCACTAAGTCGCCGGAAATTTCAACAGTACCCGAATCTAATCCTGTATCCAGAAATATAGTTCCGCCTGATTGAACAGCTACTTTATAATTACCATTTGGTACATTTAAATACTTTGACATTCTTATTTCCTATGTAAAAAGTTAGGGGGAAATTAATCCCCCATACTAATTTTACTCTTTATCAGTCTCCGAAGTTATCTGCTTCAGCAAGAGTTTGTGTTACTGTACCTGCACTACCATACTCAGTGAATCCACTTGTGTCAACACCAATTGTAAATGCTGTTGCACTAGTCTTAGTAATTGCAAATACCTTGTTGTTAAGCTCAACCATGCCAACTACGCCAGTAATTCTTACTGTGTCGCCGTTAACTAGTAGATGGTTTGCTGTACATGTAATTGCACCTGGATCTGCTTGTGTACATGCGTTCATTGTTAATGCTGCAACTTCTGACGCATCACCAGCTTCTTCCATCTCAACTGCGGCATCTGAGGCTGAATTACTAAAGTTCCAAGTAATACTAGCAGTTCCTTCTGTTGTTAATTTACGTCCAGAAATTTTAGTAACTTGCTTTACTGCTGCTGCATCGTCTTTAACAACAATACTCATTTGTCCTGCTGTCAAAGCTGCTGCTGCTGCGTTTGTTAAAAAGCAATCTTTTTCAACTACACCATCGGTGCAACGGAATTTCTTACTTCCAAGTTGCTTAACAATATAACCGTTTACTGATTCTGTTCCGTTAAAAAACGCAACTTTAATTTCATTGCCGCCTGCTGTAGGTGCTCCGAAAAATTTCTTATTTAGTGGTCTTCCCATTTGTTTTCTCCTTTAAAACGTTCTAGGTTTACGCAGTGGGTCAGTTCTGCATAAGTCCGTAAATACGGCACGATTATCGACATTAGTATTTATCAATTACATTGAGTAGCGGCGTATACCTAGAGCGCGGGTTGCTCGATATAAGTCTATAGAAACTTTATTACTTTGATTTCCGCCTAAAATGTAATAGTATTTTGTATTGTTTATTATAGTAGTGCTTATATAAAATCCTACATGCCCTTGCCAGCTAATATTTCCTCTTGGGAAAATTATAAGGTCTCCGGGTATAGGTTCTTTAACTGTTGTTCCCCAATCTAAGAAACTTCTTGCAGCATATGGATGCATGTGTAATGTGTTGTTAGGTACCCCACTTTCAGTTAATACAGCATTAACAAAAGCAGCGCACCATTCTGTACGTTTAGGATCAACTCCTATATAAGCTGCAAGTTCAGCTCTATGTGTATTTTCTGAATAGTTAATGTATTGTGATGCAGTTAATGCAGGATTACTGTGGGCGTTTGCTGACTCGACACTGTAGTCGCATGCACATAGAAATATTAGAGATAAGAATAGTAAGATATTTTTCATATGCAATATTTAGCCATTAAAAAAGGGCCCCCAAAGGAGCCCTTTTAATTTTACTGTGTTAGTAAAACTTAGCTAAAGCTAACGTTGCCGTCAGTAATTTCAACACGACCTAAGTAGTCAGCTGCATTACCAAGCGATGATGCAGTGTTGTTCAACTCAACATATCCATAACGTGTCATGAATGATACTGTTGGTTCGAACGTACCTGGATCAAGTACAACGCCTGAGCTCATTAGTGGGATATATGGGCAATAGAATGCTGCTGCATCCGACTCACTTGCGCCTTTGTATCCGATAAGCACTGCTGAACTATCAGCTGCGTATGTGTTTACATATACTTTCATTGCATTGTTCAAAGTACCAACCATCTTAGTGTTAGTTGGAGCTTCAAAAGTGCCTTCAGTTGTACGTGCAAACGCACTAGTTGTAGCAGACTGTAGAATTGTTAGTGCCAAAGGACTAACTACAGCCCAGTTACCTGCGCCTCTACGTGTACGCTGTGCAATCAAGTTACTTACGCGGTTGATTTGCACTGCTAATGCAGCATGCTCGTCACCTACGAAAGTAGCAGTACCAGATACCGCAGCTTGATTGTAAGTTTGTGAACCAGTTCCAGCCAATGTCTGTAGTGATCCTAATACTTCTTGGTCAATCTCAGCAGTAATCTCTTGTGCAAGAGCTGCCATGATTTCAGCTTCAACATCAATGCCATGCATTGACTGAGCATCTTGTGCAGCTTCAAAAGTCCAACGAGCACTCAACTTACGAGTCTTCGCTTCAACTGTCTGCTTCAAGATTTGGATAGACATTCTATTGCCTGCCTCAGCTTCTAAAGTTGCTGTATTTGCTGCTTTACCAGCAGTTCCGTCACCGGAATATGCTTCAGCAATTTTGAATGGGCTTAGAGCCTCTTCGCCTGCTGTGGTATCGTTTACTGATCCAGTAGCATTTTGTGTATCGCTATAACGAACACGTAATGTGTGGATTTGACCAACTGGGCCAGTCATTGGCTGTACGCCAACTAGCTCGTTAGCAATAACAGTTGGCATTACACGACGGATAACTGGTAGGATAACACGGTTAAGTGTAGCTACGTTACCTGCGGATGTTGCGCCTGCTGTTGCACTCTCTGACAAATATCTGCGAGTGTTTTCTAGTGTAGCAGCCATAACTGACTTCTTGTTACCTTGTAGGCCTTCAAGAAGTGCGTTTTTGGTGTCACCCCAGCGTGATTCTAGTAATTCTGACATCATAATCTCCTTAATTTAATCCAGCAAGACGGCGTATATCTAATACATTAGACTCGTCAGCTTTAGTTGTCATTTTTGTTGGTGTTGTTTCGGTTCTGTTGCCTGTTACTTCTGTGCCTTCTGTAAGTGTTGCCTTACGCTTTGCTGGAGTATTTCCGTCAATAACTGATGGTAAGTACCTATTGAATTGCTTAGTAAGCCTTTCAGTCTGTACCGATTCCAGTAAATCTGTCATAATTTCGCGTTGATCTTTTCCTAAAGGTTGGATCAAGCTATTCATAATTTTCTCTCTCTTTGCAGATTCAATAAGTCGATTCTTATCTTTACTTACTGACTCAACTAGAGTTTTTGCTTTTGTAGCAAATGCTTTGGCTTCAACTAATTGCTTGTCTTTAGCAGCTAGTACACCCATAAGTTTATCAACTTCTGAATTTTCATTCAAGTGCGAAGTGGTATACTCATTTGCAAACGCTTCAAATATCTTACGACCGAAGTCATTTCTACGTGCTGTATCAATATCTTCTTTAAGTGCGTGAATTTCACCTTTCAGTGACGTTCCGACCATTTCAGATATTGCATTAGCACTTCTTTCGATAAAGTCAGCTTTGACTTTTGCGAAGTGGGTTTTAGCTTCACGTACTAGTTTTACCTTAGTAGCTGCTAAATCTTGTTTATCTTCATAAAATTCTGCAATTTCAGTTGATAGGGCTTCTACAATAAACTCTTCAAGCTTGGCGTGTTGCTCTGCCATTGCTTTCTTGTCTGCTCGTAGGTCTTTAATTTCGCCAGCTAATTGCTCAGCAACGAAACCCTTCAGTAGATTAGCATTTTCACGCATTGCAATAGCATATTTTGCTTTTGCTTCTGCAAGTTGTTTGCGGTCATCTGCAAACTCTGCAATCTCTTCAGCAAGTCGCTCAGAAAGCATTGAGTCGATAGCTTCAACCATAGTTGACTTATCGTGCTCATACTTTTGTGCAAATTCTTCACGCAAATCGGCAGTAGCTGCTAATTTGTTTTCCTGAATCTTTTGCTCCCAAGCTTCTTCTATTTGTGCCCTGACATCATTTGATACAACATCGTTTTCAAAGAGTGTTTTCAGTGCATCTATCATATTGTTCTCCTGTTTCATTGGAGTTTACTGATTATGTTAATCAGCGAGTCCTTAAGATACTTTTGTGCCTTTATATCGTGCTTCGTTGCCTGTGCTAATTCATATGCCTTCATTCCCCCACGTGCATTCATTAATTGTTCATAAATTGCTGTAGGATATGCACCAGGGGCGCTAGGCTGAGCCACAACGTCCACAGTGATTATTTCAAAGTCGGAAACGTTGCCGCTTCCATCTTCTGATACGTTACCGCTACCACGTGACGAGACACCTAGTTTAACGCCTGCCTCAAGCATCGTTTTAACTAGGTTTCCCATTGGTGTTGGTAGTAGTTTCATTTTACCGTAACCGTTATCACCTTCCATCCACGTTTCCGTGATCATATGGCTTACACGATCGATATTTATATTAAGGCCTTCAGGATGATCAACTTCTCCGAGAACACTGTATCCTCCAGTAATTTGATCATTGAGAGTTTTGACAGCCCTGCCTATTTCATTCACAGGATACACTCGCTGATTAGCGTTGCGAACTCCACCTTGGATCATAATACCTTTTAAGTAAAGGTCTTTCCCCTCGTTAGCGTTCTCAAGCACTATTCCTGCTTGGTCGAATGTCAAATGCTCTCGTAAGTTTTTCATCTATTAGTCCCTATCCTTACTTACTTAGCGTTAGTTGATACTTTGTTTAAAGTACTTCCTGCGGCTTTGTCAGCAGTTTCTTTGGAGCCTTTCTTTTCAGCTCCGTGTCCCGCTCCAGCACTCTTGTGTGCTTTTGCAGCTTTGCCGCCTGGTACGTTAATGTTACCAGTTGACATATCTTTTGCACTTGTATCACTAAGTGCTGAACCTTGTACAGTTGAGCCTGCTCCTGCTTCTGGATGACTTGCTGCACCGTTCTTTGCAATGTTAGCACTTGTGCCGCCCATGTTGTTTGGCTTTGCTACTGCTGACTTACCGTTTACACCGTTGTCACCCATTGTAGCTGTTACTTTTTCAACATACTCACGCATTGTTTCAGTTTCTGACTTTTCAGTTGTGTCTTCTTCAACTTCTTCGTCTGCTTCGTCAACTTCTTCGTCTGCTGCTTCAAAAGCCATTGCTTCTTCTTCTGGCTCTTCAGCATCCATGTCCATGTCCATGTCGCCTTCAGCATCGTCGTCAGCTTCTTCGCCGTCGTCTTCGCCTTCGTCGTCACCAGCCATCATTTTTTCAAATTCAGCTTTTAGATCATCTAATGCATCTTCTAAGTCTTCTACACGATCTTCAACGTCTGCATCATCTTCTGCATCGCCCATATCGTCGTCGCCTTCGTCGCCTTCGTCGTCCATGCCTAGGTCTGCCATCATGTCGTCAGTTGGGTCGCCGCCCATGTCGTCATCAGCTTCAACACTCATTGTGTCTAACTCAAAGTTTTCGTCTAAGTCTTCGTCTGACTCATCTACTTCTTCGTCGTCTGCTTCGTCTAGGTCTTCGTCTGACTCATCTACTTCTTCGTCAGAAGCTT